CGCTTTTTGGTAAATAAGCTAAATCCATTATGAATGCTTTACCTTTAGCTTTAGCCATCTCATTTTCTAACCTAAACCAAGTTATATTATATAAGTACTGGTGTGGTTTAAGTAAGTCTACTAAACTTCTCCCTTCTGAATTTATATTGTTATATATTCTTCCTATAAAAGGTAATTTCGCTCTTCCTATTCTTCTAGGGTCTGCAATCTGATTAGGTATAGGTTGTTTTACAGGAAATATATCATCTCCTATTCTAGTCCCTTCCCATATCTCATCAATCCATTGCCATTCAATTACAAACCCTGCTTCCTTATGTTCTTCTGTAAGCTTAAAACTCTCATCTACTATTGTCTCCCTTAAATCCCCTTCTTCATCAATCCATGTAAGAAAACCTATCTTACGCAATGCTCTCCAAGCAAAATCTGCTACCCTTATATGACTTCTAGTGCTATTATAGTAATTATCCCTATTACTATGTGGTTTATCTCTATACGCAAATTCAGGAAAATATTTGCTACTATTCATAGCATGTCCTACATCCCCTCTATCAATCCTTCTAACTTCATCATCAGTTAAAAATTCTCCATACTCATCTATAACCTGAGAAGAAGATAAATATCTTTCTTCTCTTGCCCATTTAGAATCTTCTACTCTATCACAACTAGGGTTTTTATCAAATTCAAAACCTAAAGGATTAACTACTCTGCCAGTAGGATGGCCATTCCTTATACCTGTATAATAAAATTCTTCTCCCGCAACTAAAGCATGAAACATACCCTTATTAAATTTCTCCTCTATGTTGTCATTTTTGATTAATATTTTCATAAGTTTGCCTGACAACTCTTCTCTTCTTTCCCTATAGGTTTTATCAAATTCATCAACTACCTTTTGAGGTTCTGGTGGTAATACCTTCTGCCCTGTTACCGGATCAGTAGGTATAGTTGAAGGATCAATTAATGAATTTACTAATCTTTGTAAAGACTCTCTTATAATTTCATTTCTTCTAGTTAAGGTTGTATTTAAAGATTCTCCACCTAATCCCATTACCTTCCAGTCAAAAGGACGGGTCATTTCTTCTCCCCTATGCAAATTAACTTTACTTGAAACTATATTAATATCCCTTATCTTAGCAGGACTACCCATGAACTTCTCTTCAGGAATATTATAAGGATTCAATACATAATTTAAATCATCCTCATTAAATATACTATTCATCAAGTCATAATTGACTTGTTTCCTATGCTTGCTACTTCTACCCTGATCATCAAGAGCAGCAGCCAATACATCAATAGCTTCCATAGTATTTTCAGCCCATTTACCTGTCTTTTCCCTTCTACTTAGTTTTTGTCTTGGAATTACAGGCGTACTATGAGGATTACTTTGTGAAAACTTATCTACTAAACTTAGGCTACTTCCCATGATGAATTATTATTTGTAAACAGTTTTCTATTAAAAAAATTACCTAAAGCTTTATCTACTTCTTTCTGTCTTGCACCTTCTATCCTTAATCTATAATTTTGATTCTTATGCAATATTAATAACATTAAAGATATAACCCTGTCAAAATTACCTTTGTCATTATAATTAATAAGTTCACTTAAAGCAGGTTTAGACTTTATACCCATATATTGAGGCCTTCCATCTACACCTTCTTCTACCAGAAAATCCCTTAACATTATCTCAAGTTCCCGCTTTATAGATTTAGTCATATGGATACCAAAACCTCTATTTACTGTAGTATTTTCAGTAGCCTTTAATATATCCGGTGTATTTTTTAATAAATATAACGAACCTTTAGACTCAAAGTGAAATTTCATAGAGTTTTTCTCATTCTCATATAAGTCTAAAGCTCCATAAAACATACAAAGTCTTCTAACAATTTCATGATGTTCTGAAGCTGTTGCAGGTCTTCCTGTATACTCTGCAACTACCTTATATATAGGAGTATCGGAAAGATCATAACATTGCATTATAAAGGTAGAACCTAAAGAAGTAGAATTTGGTGCATTATCCTGATCATAAGTATCTGTAGAACCTATAAACATTCCATGTGGTATAACTGTTGATCCAAAAGCATCCAGCAATTCTTCCGGTGATGGAGGAAAATCCCATATAACTACACAGCCTTCAGCATTTGCCTCTGAATCTACAGGATAACCTGCTGGTTCTAAGTTGTTATCAATGTCTGGTTCAAACTTAACATCTTTATCAACACCAATTATAAGTTCTCCTGCTATGCCGTTTACTTCAGGAGTATCTATAGACTTTAGATAACCTAAGTATTCTTTCATATCTCCTATAGGAAATATATTAGAATTGGTATCTAAAAAAGCTTCACTGGGAACTAAAGGACGGTTTTGTAACTCATCATTATAAGGTTTTTTAGTAGCCATTGATTTTTTCTTAGCTCTTATAATGTTAAGGTATTCTTTAGCAGCCTCTTCATTAGTTATACCTTCACTATCTTTAAACTCATTAAGGGCCTTAGTAGCTGGTACAAAGTATCCTATACTACCAGTGTTTTCCCATTCATCAGTAAAGACTAAACAATCATAAGAATCAGGATCATTAAATATAGCCTTAGCAGCTTCAGTACTTCCTCCTTCCATATCTCCACCAGTACCCATACACCAGATAGTACCTCTACGCCTTCCATCATCCATAGTTACATATTCCAAAGAGCCTAATGCACTCGGTAATATATCGAAAAATCCTACTTCTTCAAGATATGTAAGTCCCGGTCTGGTTCCATTGCCGGCTACAGGATTATGTTTAAAAGTTCTATGATGTATTAATGAACCAGTACCTTTAGTCTTCCAACCCCCTCCTGCCATTTTAATATCATATCTGGCTTCTATAGGTTTCTTACCTGAATCCCATGTACCTCTAAATAATTTTGAAAAAGGCGGAGGATAATATGACTCTCTATACCTTGTTCCTCCTTCAAGTTCGTCCAAACCAAATCTTACCTTTGTTAATAAATCACTTGAATAGGCTGCATCTATTGCTCCTACTAAAGTTTCAGACATTGTATCATTATCAACTTCATAATCAGTAGAGCCGTCCATAAGAAAATACCAACCAATGTTACTAGCAGCAAAGTAGCTCTTACCAGTACCTCTTGACTCTATATCCATTACATTCTTTGCAGGATTAATATATAAAGGTTTTCCCATGTTCCCCGGATGAATAGCATTAAGATATTCTCTGGCAGGTATGTATTTATAAACATTGTACCTTCTGGAATTATTAACTATAGTATCATGTATATCTTCAGAGTATTCTATTATTCTATCCTCTTTCAAGTCCCTCAACATTTCCCTACCTTCGTATGTTATATCACAAGTACTATTTTTATCCTCTGAAAAACCACTAAATCCTCTAGCTTCCTGAAATATCTTAGACTTTTCCCACTCTAAATCTCTTAGGAAAGGTTTTGCTTTAATTTTAGACTTGGAATGTGGGTTTTTATTCAGCATTATATGCCAGAAGTTGATATAGAAATATAAATTAGGAGGCATCCATTTACCCCCTACCCAATGACCTTCAATACATCGTCTTTTTTGTTCCTTCCACCAAGTTATTCTATCACTTGATAAAGGATGTAAATCCGGTACGTTGTTTATAAGAAAGTTTTTATTTTCTACCATTTACCTTTTTAGGCATGAAAGTACCTAAGTATTGCAATCTTATGTCTTTCCCCTTCCTGTTATCCGCACTCTCTCTAAACTTGTATGCTGTGTACTTAAATTCATACCTACAAACTTCCCTTACTAAGTCTTCAGGTAAATTCATTTCTTCTACTACATCTTGTATTATAGGATCAGTATTCATTATATCATATCAGCATCAGAAAGACTAGGTTCTTTCTTTCCTCTAACTTCTCCTTGAGTATCAGACAAAAATACTTCTTCTTTAAGCTTATTCATAGCCTTGAATATCTTTTCCTCACTTAAAATCATCTTATCTATCATATCCCAATTATCCTCACGATAATCAAGATCATTAAAGAACTGTGTTCTCTCTTCCAGTTTTTTCTTATTAACCCTGTACTTTCTATGTAAAGTTGTATCAAACACATCAATATATGCTGAACAAAGTTCATCACACATTTTTTTATTCTTTACATAGTAGTTAGAATCCTGCATTATATTAAGACCTACTAAACTAGCTCTATCTTCAAAGGGCATTTCAAACAATTCACTATCTATATCCCAAGTATAAGCTACAAACCACATTATACTAGAACTTTCTTCTTCTCCCTTGTCCTTTATCAAAGACTTAAAAGGTTCTATGGTCTTTAACTGCTTATGAACTTCCCAATAATTTAATGTAGAATCTAATATTTTTCTATTCATTTTTCTTTATCATAATCTTCTACAACAACTTCAGAATCAAATAATCCTTCAGACTCGTTCGGTTCTATTTTAGTAATAACTTTGGTACTACTATCATTTACCCTTTTACCTTCTTCACTATACTTATAAGGATTATCAACATAAACTTCTTCCTTTGGTACAGTTTGTTTCTTTTCCTTTTTCATTTTACTTTTCTTTTTAGTTTTGACTGTATTTTTTACATTTTTTATAGAATTGTCTTCTTTTGAAATACTTTTCTCATCATTTATTAAAAAACTAAAAGAAATTTCCAAATCTGGTATAAGCCTTTGATCAAACTTAGACATATTACTTATAATATTTTTAGTTTTTAAGTTACTTAGATGATTGTGAAAACTATTTAAACTCATATCAGCATCTGTACTCATCTTCTTTTTTCTTTCACTTGAAAATAATAGTTCAGATAAGTATGGTTCTTCTACTTTACTAATGAGTTGAATATAATTTTTTACTAACTCTGCTAATACTTTAAGCTCACTATCTGTTATGCCTAATGCCCCTTTAAACAAAGAAAGATAAATATGTATAAACTCATCATGATCTTTGCAATTTACTTTTATTCTTTTCATCAAACTTTAGTTCTACTTTAAGACTACTATCCTTTAATATATAGGTCGTTATGTCTACTAAAATATCTGGATTATCTTCTTCGTAGCTAAACACTACCGCTTCTATAAATTCAATACACTCTAGATATTCATCTACATCAAGTAAATATTCTATTACTCTCATCCTCTTAATCCTGTTGTAAGATATATTTCAGCATAAGCATTATTATCAATAACCATATGCCATTTCAATAAGTAATTTACTTTATAATTACCATTCTTATCTTTAACCTTAATAATCTTTTTTAACACAAATAAGTTACCATCATTACTTATACATACTACTATTAATTCGTTATCAGAAAACTTATCCTTCTTAATCCAAACACTTCCTTTCTTCCTTCCTTCTCCTTTAACTCTTCTAAACCCAAAGTCCTCTGGTAACCAGTCATTAAGTTTATAAGAATCTAATTCCTTTATTGTTCCTAAAGCAGATTCATTTTCCATAATTATCTAATATACACATTATAAGCAAAAACCCTACTCCTTAGTAGGGTTTTTTACTTAAACCTAAAACAACTATAACGATAACCTTAACAAACTTATGTAATCATCTTAATACTTCCGTAACTTAGACTTTTCATTACTTGTTAAAGAATCATAAAGCTCATCAGGAGATTCCATTCCTCTAGCTTTATCTGCTCTCTTCTTCGATTCTTTAACATCATCTCCAAACACATTTTGAAATAATTCTGCTGCATACTGTCTGGTAACATCCAAATTTTGCTTGACATTTACAAATAACTCATCTTTTGTCATGATATTTTCACCTTTTAATTTTTTTAATAAAACTTTAATTTCTTCGGTTTATTTTCCTTTAACTTTCTAAAAGTTTTAGTAAAATCAATATATTCATCATCTGGTTTATTTGCTTCATATAATAATTTATACCCTGCTAACATTGGCCCTATATGTCCACAACCTGAACATCTTATTCTTTTATTGTTAGCAAGAATTTTAAAATGATGAACTTCTCCACAACTACTACAAATCTTTGCCAGCATTAGTTTTTAGTTGACGTTAATTTAGCATGTAATTTATTCTTCAATGATATTGACTCAAATACCCCCTTTACATTATATAAGTTCATTACAGATAATTCTTTTCCCTCTATAAGTATCTGAGGCCCTACAGGTTCTACTCCCATTACTACTCTATCTCCTATATTAATGTTCATATCCTTTGCTTTTTTACTTATAGCAACTACATAAGGACATATATCCTTAGTACCTAATCCCATGTCCTTGATCTTCTTAGCAATATATTCTGTTAATTGTTTTTCCTTTCCATCCGGCACAGTTATACCAAGTTCAGCAGATAATATAGAATCAGGAAGTGTTATTAATATAGTACCATCTACTGGTCTAAAACCATACTTCCTTACTAAATCAATTTCTTTAAAAACTCTTGCTACTTCTTTCTTTACGTCATACTTTTTACTAACTCCGTTACTTTTCATGTTCTAATGAATTTAAATTTATACGTTAGAGAAAATAGTCCATATTCTCTAAAAATTTTAATAGCTTTCATCTGTTAGTTATCATTCTTAATTTGTTAATTATCATCTCTTAATTTGTCAAAAGTTAACTTTATTTTTTCCATCATAGCATCATTATTCTTTATAAGTCTATCTATTAATGCAAGTTTAGCAGGATGAAACCTATGTTCTCTCCTACTATCTTTTTTATCTAACAATAACCTCTCTCTGTAATGTATATACATTTTTGACATCTGCTTATGAGGTCTTAGTAATTGTACTAGTTCCATAATGTGCACTTCTTTAATTATAAATCATACATAAAATCCTATAACTTTTTTAATTTCTTTACAATTAATACATCTAATTGCCTTTCCATCTAAACTAAGCCTTAAAACATTTCTATCCTTACAAATGTTACATAAAACAGTATCCAACTCTATATCAACTAAATTATTCTTAATAAAAACTGTTGGTTGTCCAAAACCATTATTAGCTCTTATATTATATCCTTTACTGGCATTTGAACCGGGTAATACTTTTATTATATCTCCTGTCTTACCTATTGTATCTTTACCTATCTTTATAGGCCCGTTTACCACCCTTACATATCTATCTTCATTCTGCTCATATCTTTCCCTCAACGTCTTTAAGTAGTGACTAAATACATAGTCATTAAATTTTACTATACCAGACATCATTTAATCCGCAAAATATAAGAACTTATTTTTAGATTTCAAAGTATAATATGGCGTCAAACATGAAAAATATTAACATTTTTCATAAATTTATAAGTAATTCTTGTTTATTCGTGAAAAATAACATAATTTGAAATAAATTAACATATTATGGATACAAACATTAAACATTTTAGTGAAGAAGACTTTAGAATAATGTTAAACAGAATAACAAAGAACGGACAAAAGTTTAGAAACTTCTCAGACTTACTAAGTAGTTATAACTTATACATACCTATAATATCATTAGTACATGATGTACTTAACGAAAAACAACAAACAGAGGAAAATATAGATACAGAATATGAAGAACTTCACAGTAAAAGAATATCTTAGAGCTAATCCTGTTACATTAGTATATCAAGCAGTACTTATACTTGCTTATATTGCTTTGGCTATAAGCTATAATGTTACCTTCCTCATAATGATTTTAACTTTCCAGACAATATTCTTTATATTTATTATAAAGGATTATAAAAAGACTAAAAAGAGAGTTGAAAAATGATTTACCTTGTATATATATCAACCTTAATAATATTCATAATAGTTGCAGAAATATTCATGGACATAAGAGAATTTAATGATCCTGAAGAATTTATAGACCATAAAGGAAAGATACCATTAAGAGGAATAGCTATATTATATGCTAACTTTATTAATCTTTTACTGATATATCCTATAAGTAAACATGATGATATATTAACAGGAGTAGGATGTTTTATATACTCATTAGGTTTATACTGGATATTATTTGATATAGGAATAGCCAAAGTAGTTCTTAATAAAGAATGGTATTACTTAGGAAATACATCAAAATTAGATAAGATAGGAAAGATTACTAATTTTACATTAAAAGCGGGGTTAATAATAATTAGCATAATACTATTGATATGACAGGTACAATTAAAAATATAATAGATACCTATGAAATAGCAGAGCTAGAAACAAACGGTATCTTAACTTTTTATACAGTATATACTACAAACTTAAAATACTACTATCAATTCTTTAACCATGAAAATAACCTATTGCAAGTACATACATTAAACAGAAATTTGTTCAGAGCAATACCACTTAATTAATAATGCAAAAACTCATAATAACATACAATAAAAATATAGTTAAAGAAGGTGATAAAAGTTATAAAGGATGGATAAGACAATTACCTCATATAAATACTGTACAAGAAACAGAAAGAAGAACAAAAGAAATTATAAGAACAAAATTATATAAGTATATAAAGAACATAAATTACAGTCAAACCTAGATGGAAGTATTTATAGACCTCAAAGACAGAACAGCAATAATTAAGGATAGAAGAACAGAAAACAACCTTATAGTTAATGATGCTTTTCCTATACCCCAAAACAAGATAACACCTAGCTTATTATATACTATAGACAGGAAGATACAATCCAAAAGAAATAAAGAAGAAATAGACATTATTGTACAAGTACAAGAAACAATTAAAACAACCTATACCAACATAAATTTTACAAAACTCATACCTATAGTATCAAGTAACTTCATTAATACCCAACAACCAATACTTACCCCAATAGATTCTATTAACATGCTCAACAAGAGCATAGAAGAGGTGGAAGTTGCAAAAAATAAAGAAAAAGATACTCTAAAATTTTGATTTCTACTTGAAAATAATTATCTTTGATTGCACGTCAATCAGGAGGCTGTGCCGTTGCTCTGACATACCTATAAAAACGGTACTCCATATATAAAGTACCGTCTTTCTAAAACATACCCCCCTACTTTACTACAGAAAACTCAAAATCCTAGAAGGAGAAAGATGCAGTTGTTTACAATGCGGTTTACAATAAAATAAATACAGTAGTTTGTAGTAAACTTGCAATAACACTTACACCGGTTGCAGCAACATCTTATAACCTTAGTACAGGATGGAAGTAAAAATAAGAGTCATTAAGAGCAGGAGGAGAAAGGGGAAAGTATAAAAATATAAGTCATTAAGAACAGGGATATAAAAAATAAGAGTCATTAAGAAGGAGAATACTATTATATATATGAGTCATTAAGAGCGGGGGGTACCTTAATCGAAGAACCCCGCATTGAAATTCATGGGGCTTCACCCCCATGAATTTCATGCATCCAAAATCAAAGAACCTCTACTAAAAGCCGGGTACATATACGTATCTAGGTTAAGTAGACTTACCTATAAATAGTCTGCACAACTCTAAACCTTACAAAATCATGAAAAGGTCAGAGTTTCAGAAAAAGTACTCCGTAATTAAGCAGCCCGGAGTGTATACAATTGCTGTTGCACAAAGTAGTAAACCTTTCCCACTTCTCTATGCTGATGGCGAAGAAGTTATTAGCACAAGAGAAGGAACCGAAGGGTTACCATTGCACAAACGGATTGTGAATACTTTCATAGTTCGACCTGACGCAGTGGACAAAGTAGTAGACTTCTGGAAAGGACGTGAAGAGGCGTCCGATGCCGAAGTATACGAAATGCTTCGAGATGATGAGGGAAGCCTACTGATGACAGGGAACATTATCTTCACAGAAGGTAATGATCCGGGGCCACCAATGCGTGGCCAGAAGATCAAAGTATCCATAGATTGGGTATCCAACCGGTTAGGTGAGGAAATCCTGAACATCGTGGAGACACAGATCATTGAAGCTGGTGGACAAATAGAATCCTTCAGCTTCGATGACTTCTTCGAAAACGAAGCTAAGACTAAGAAGTCTGCCTAGTATAGTTGAGCAGGTTGGCATAGCTAACCTGCTCACTTTTTAAAACTCCCTACTTAAAACTCCCTACTTAAACTTGTAAGTGAAGTAATAGTACAACTCTACTTAAACTTGTAAGTGGGATATTAACAAACCTAAAAACCAAATTAAAATGAAAAAGTTAGCAAATTACTTAGAGTACGACTATCTATTCCCTTCTAGGACTTCACGATTAAGTAAAACTTAAACCAAGTAACCATGACTATTAAGATAGATCAAAGATGTATACTGGAATGTCCAGTATGTAGAGAAAATATAATACCTAGTGACAGGGTAGTTATATATAAAGGTGTAGAAACACACCTATGTTGTGCAGCAGAGGAAGAGTATAAAGAAGAGTATAGAATAGAGTACAAAGAGAACAGAAGAAGATGTAGAAAGGAGTATGCAGATGGTTAGGATATACATTGATCAGGAAGGCAAGTTCCTGATACCTAAAGATGCTGTACTTACTATACTTCGGGAAGGATATACAAGATATATGTCAGGAACTCGTAGTATAGTTATAGGAGGTAAACAGAAGTTTGTTTATCCTTCAGTGCTGCAAAGAGTTAAAAAGTTAGCAAAAAGTTAGTAAAATATGTTGAAAAATTTGCGGTTTTGCTGATTTTTCGTTACCTTTAAGTACTCATGTACGGGGAGGGTACTGTTTCCGCAGAATCAGTGCCTTCTCCTTTTTAATTTTATCTAGCCTCAACACGTAAGTGAAGAGTAACACAAGGAACAGCACAGATAACAGATCAAAATCCTAGAAGGGAATAGAAGGTGGGTAAACGTACTAACAAAAATTGTACAAATGTACTAACAAAGTTCAAAGTCCTAGAAGGAGAAAGAAGTTTGTACAAGTGTACTATAAAAGATAGATGCTGGAACAAGTGCTAGAACAGATGCTGGAACAGCTAAGACAAAAGCATATATAACAGGTGAAAGTTTGCTACAAAACTCCCTGACACTAAACACATATTGTACACTACACAAAAATTTCACATATTAATAGTATAGTGTTAAGAACATTAAACAAACTTAAACCTAAAAAAAAATAGAACATTAATTGTATAAATAGAAAAGCATATATTAATAAGTAAAAATTCTATTTGAAATTATAACAGAATGAAAAAGTTAACAACAGATGAGATAAGAAACTTCTTGTATAACGAGAAGTTATCACAGCATATAAGATATGCTATAGAAGCATTAGAGGAGTTTGAAAATACTCCCAAGTGTAAAGTTAATATGTACACTTTTCATGCTGGCAGTGGACATGTTTGCGTAGCTTGTTTAGGTGGCATTGCTGCTATAAAAAGGGCAAATGCTATAGGAGAATTTATACATCATAGGGGTATGTTAGCAGTACATGCTGACGCAGTAGACAAGATATTAGCATACGAGCATATGCTAAATGATATCAGAGACGGTAATATACTGGCAGCTTATGAGAGACTCGGAGGGAAGGTAGCAGATATACCTGAAGAAATTGATAGTTATATTAATGTACCTAACTATCATACCGCTCCAAAAGCTTTCAAACGAACAATGCTTGATCTTGCTGATAAGTTAGAAACTTACAATCTATAATTTATAATCTATAATGATGGAAATAATTAATAAAACTCCTCATCCAATCAACATAGTTGATAATGAGGGGAAGATAATAAGAACAATAGAGAAAGATAAAGTGCCTATCAGACTTGCATCTAAAACAGTACAAGTTGGAAAGATAAATAATATACCTATCTCTGAAACAAAATTCGGTGAACCAACGGGACTACCGGAATCTGTTAAAGGTGTATTCTATATTGTATCACAACTAGTAATGAATGCTTTACCTCATAGAACTGACTTTCTTATTCCTGCTGAAGTAGCAAGGGATAATGAAGGTAATATAATAGGTTGTAGATCATTGGGGAAATTTTTATAATGTATTAAAAACCATAAGGTTATGATAGATTTTTACGAGAAGATAAAAGAGTTACTTGTTTTCGAATCAGACGATGATTTCTACTATTTGCAAATATTGCAACGTAAGAAGGAAAACCCACAATTAGGATCGAATAGTAGAGTTATTAAGAATTACTACATAGGAAGTGTAGAATATCTTGAAAGTAGGTATGAAGAGATAAAAGGATTGTGTAATCTGTTTAATGCAAGAGCTATGCTTAGACTAAATAAAAGGTCTTACAGTAAAGTAGCATTTAAAACTATGCAGAACATAGCCAATTCAATGGCTAATGGTGAATACTCTTTCATTAAAAAGTCTTATGACCGAGCTTGTGGTAATGGGCATAATGATAAGAATAAAACTTGGATAATTGATATTGATGGTAATTTTGATGATGATTATATTTTTGAACTTGTATACTATATTAATGACTGCAGGCCAAAAGGCTATAAGTTAGTAACAGAATTATCAACTAAGAATGGATTACATATAATAACAAGACCTTTCGATTTAAGAGGTTTCAAAGATAAATATCCTGAAGTTGAAATTCATAAGGATAACCCTATTAACTTATTTATACCGTGAAGTCGAAATTGTCTGTAATAGCAGATGTCCAAAATCATAGAACCTCTTCTAAGTTCGGGATACAATACAGGATTAAAGTAAGTTAATTAAATCTACAGATCAATTTAAAAATACATGAAAACCTTGATGCAAAAAAAGCATGGAGCTATATAGATACTAACCTTGAATCCGGTGATAAAATCGAAACAAAAATCAAAGTAAGATCAAAGATAATTCATACAGATATTTATATACTTAAAAATTAAAACCTACAGATATGAAAGTAAAGGAATGGAAAAAAGGACTATCACATGTAATGAAAGTTGTAAAAAAGTCTAACATACCTATCCTTCAACGTATAAATGTTGAAAATGGTTATATGTGGGCTTCAGATATGGAAACCTACTTAGCTTACCACATTTACTGTGATAACTTTAAAGGATTACTACCTGCTTTTGAATTCAACTCCATAATAAAAGGACTAAATTCAGAAGACAAGATAAACCTTGTTAATCAAGGCAAGGAGATACTAATGATAGTAAATAATGATACTAAAATTACCCTTGAAACAGAAGATAGAAATCATTTCCCTAAAGTACCAATTGTGCCTCCACATGATATTGACTTGAAATATCAGGGGATGATATCAAAAGAAGATGTAAAGAAAATAAAGATAGCTTCCAAGTTTGCACGTAATAATCTGGATAAAATTCTCATAGGGAATAACATTGTTGGCACTGATGGCTTTGTAATGTATTGGGAAAGGAAGAGTGGAAGTTATAATGAAGAAAGAATACTACCTAAAAATATAGCTCGTTACCTGAAGAATTCTACTTATTCTTTACATGAGAATAGAAAAGACTTAGGTGTGTTTTTTACACCTATTGATGGTAAAGGGGTAATTTATACAAAGAAGCGTGATGAGAAATATCCTGCTTATTTATCTGTAATACCAAATGATCCTCCTTTTACAATTAATACAGACAAAAAGATATTAATGTCTAAAGTGAATCACATAATAAAAGTATCTGATTTAGACATTAAAGAGGTGAGATTTAATATACCTTTTCTTGATAATAAGATAAAATTATCAACTTTAAATAGTGATTCTAAAGTTTGTTTTGAAAGTCTTATTGATTTTGATAAAGTCTCCCCCAAACTGCCGGAAGAAGATTATGTTTTTGCTTTAAATGCTAAATTTCTATTAAGTATCTTAAAAGAATGCGAAGGAGAAAAAGTTACATTTAAATTTTCGACTCCGCATAGACCTGTACTTATTAATGATAACTTTCTAATAATGCCAATAACAATCTAACTACTAAATTAAAAATGGAAAACTCAGAGAACACCGAAAGTAGCACACAAGAGTTACGAGAAAAATTAACATACTTAGAAAAGAAAGGAAAAGAATTAGATTTTAATCTAGGTTATCTGCAAGCCATAATAGATATTCATGAGATAGGCTCAAAAGAGAAGAACCTTTCAAAAAGTGAACTTCTTTTTGAATTAGGTATAAAATTAAACAGAAAACTAAAAGACAAAATTAGTAATGAAGACAAAAAGTAAATATAAAAGAGACAGATTCAAAGCTATTATACTATCAGAACTAACTCCTAGAATTAAGAAAGAAGTCTATAACCTTGTTAAAACTGCTTCAGACAGCGATAAGGTTGATGGACATAAGAACTGGGAATTTGGTGCAGAGTTTGATAGAAAAGGGAGAGGTTCTGCACTTAATTGGAGCCTTTATGATGTGGGAAGCGATATACATAACCGTAAAAGGTTGATTGTAATACAAGTAAGGCAGTTTATTAAAAATCCTAAACGACAGTTTGCAAATATTAGAAAGTCCTACTTTTTAATAGGCCGTAATGAAGATAATAGTGTTTTTGCACACCCTGTAGAAAGCAGGGTAATACATCATGCAATAAGTAAAGGTAATGATGTAATAAAATCTGTACAAGATTGGATTTTTGGATGTGATTATACAAAAATCCAAAGGCAGGGGGACATAGCAGTAATACCTGTAAGAAAGAACCAACTTAAAGGGGATATATATGATAATAATGAATATAAAATAAAACCAGAGAATGGTTCTGACAATCACTTTTTGCAGGCTTATGAAATAATGATAGATGAAAGCAAACATTGCCAAACTGTATTTGCAAATAATCCTTTTTTGCAGCACTTACCGGGTGTTCATCCTGATATAAAAGCAAAAGGATGGCATAAAATAATAATAGGAAAAAGGGCTAACTTTTATGATTTTGCAGCACCTACTATTGATTAATCATAGTAAAAAATGTAAATAAACTTAATATTTATGTAAGATAAAATAGATATAAAAACAATGGCCTTATATAAAAAAGCAAAAGAAAAATGGTACAAATGGAGAGATGGCTTTTCTAATGATCCTGTAGAGGGTATACTTCTTTGGGAATTTGAACATATACATTATAGATTTAAATTAGAAGCATATTACTGTAGAGATAGTCTCAATGAAGTAGCAATATTTAAATTCTATACTGACGAGATAGGAGGAGTATTTGAAATATATAAGTTACACCAAAAATTTAAATGAGATGAATTATACATTTCACACAAAAGAAAAAGGTACTTTCAATGTACAAGTTAATAAAAATGGTACTATTACAAAAATAGAAGGTAAAGTACCTATAAAACCTATTAAAGTAGGTATGAGTATATTTAGAGCAGTTGAGATATTAACTTTAGAGTATAATAAATTACTTTTAAAGCATACAGACTTACTTAACAAATATGAAGTAACAGAGAGGCAAAGTTTCATTATAAAGGTAAACAAGCCTGATTGGGAATATAGTAGTGGTAATCATCCCATAATAGTATCATTACTAACTCTAAAGGGTGGAAGATCGGTTAGTGCTTGTAATCACAGTTTTTCTAATGCTCTGGATAGAGCCTTATCTGAATTATTTTCTTTAAGCCAAAAAACCTTACAAAATGGAAGAAGTAATAATACCAAAAGTAAAACAATTATATAATAATGCTGGCAATGCAATAGCAAACCATTACATAGTACAACAAAGTGATGGTACAGAGTTCTTCATATCTTATGACAAAGTAATAGTCATGAAGGATAAAAAAGGAAATATATATTTAGATGAAAATTACCATGATTATTCCAAAACTACAACAAGGTATAGAAACACTTATCTGCTTGAAACTAATAAAAGGGTTAAAGAACTTGTAAAAAATGAAACTTACAAACTAAAAGACCTAAACAAATGAAACACTTAATAAAAGCAATACTTATATTCTTAATAGTGCTAATAAGCATAGGCTATTACTGGCCTATGCATAGACTAGCATTCATTTACCTATTACCGGGATTGGGATTTGTAATATTTATGTTCATATTGTCTTTAGTAGATAAGCCCGAAGACTAAATACTAATTCAATTCTCACACAATCTTTTTAAGTAAATTCATTATAGCTTGTAAAATACCGCTATTGTTCATATATTTGCATATATGAGTAGGAAAGTAGTAGTATGTATAAGCGATACAGATATAGAAGTATGGACAAGCTTGAAAAAAGCATGTGATATACATAAGTGGAAATATAATACTTTAGTTAAGTATAAGTTACCTACGTATTACAAAGAATGGATGCTAGTAAGATGTGAATTAAATAAAATAAACAAGTGAAAACATATATAATTACAAAACAAAGTAAAAAGTATAGTGAATTTGATTATTCTTTAAACATAGAAGATGTAGTTAATTATTTAAAAAGTAAAGAAGATTTTGCTTTTGATACAGAGACTACAGGAACAAATGCAAGGAAACATTCAATAATTCTTGAACAATACGGTGATAAAGAATATCAGTTTGTTATAGATTGCAAAACAATACCACTGAAAAGTAGGAAGTCTTTACATAATCTACTTGAAGAAGGAAAATATACAAAGTTGACATTTCATGGAAGTTTTGATTACATTATGTGCATGGCTAATTACAATATATATCTCAATAATTATAGAGATTTGTTATTAGAAGATATAGTGACATATAACGGAATTATGAATAATATAGAATTAAATTCATATAAAAACTTACATGGCTTTTGGAGATATTCTATGCCCGGATTATGTAAAAAGTATTTAGGGAAGAATATACAAAAAACTGAAAGAGAAGGATTCATTAATCACAAGGGACAATTCACAAGAGATCAACTTAAATATGCTGCAAATGATATACTGTATACTTCTGCAATAGCACCAATAATAAAAGCTAACTTAGAGAAGTATAAATTACTTATTGTTGCAGCGTTGGAAAACTATGCTGCTCCTGCTTTTGCAGAAATGGAGTTCAATGGTATAAAACTTAATAAAGATATGTGGCTGGAACTCTATAATAAAAACCTAGAAAGGGAAAAGCAGATGGAGTTAAAACTTGATGATCTTATAGTAAAAGAAGCAAACAAATATCCTGAATTAAACTCCTTTCTTTTAGTAGGAGAAAACGGTAAAGGTTTACAATCTGATATGTTTATTGAAACTGATAATCTAAGAAAGACTTCTATAAACTTTAACTCAAGTAAAGATAAAGTTAAAATACTAGAAGCCATAGGTATAGATACTTGGACTTATGATAGAGTAGACGGAACTCATAAACAAACTTCTGGTAAAGAGCATATTAAAAATTTTAAAAACGATTATCCGGAAATTTAACGGCGGACCGGTCGGGATTACAACAATTGCTACCGCCTGCGGAGAAGAGGGTGAAACTATTGAAGAAGTATATGAACCTTTTCTAATTCTACAGGGTTATCTTAAGCGGACTTCAAGGGGACGGGAAGCCACAGAACTAGCCTACCGGCACCTCGATATAGTACCTCCTTCGCAGCAAAATAGTTTGTTCGATTGATTTATTATAGGAATTCGATGTTTAAAGTCTTAACTTTGTAAG